AAACAGAGAAGGAGACAATCTATATTGATATTTATAAAGGAGTTGATTCGAATGAGATTATTATTGCGGAGGGTAAAGGTAATATAAATGAACATGGTATTCAGGGTGATATTAAAATTTTTATTAAGATAGAGAATCATAAAGTATTAGATAGACATGGGTTAAATTTGGTTGTAAATAAGGATATAACGTTGAAGGATTCGTTGGTCGGGTTTAAATTTGATGTGGAACATTTGAATGGAAAAACATACACAATAAATAATACGAATGGTAGGGTTATAAATCCGGGATTTAAAAGTATAATAGAAAACATGGGTATGGTGAGAGGAGACCAAGTTGGTAAGTTGATTGTTGTTTTTCATGTTAATTTCCCAAAAAATCTCTCTGAAGAAAAAAGAAAAAAGATAAAAGAAATTTTATAATTTACGTTCCTTTACATTTAGAACTTCCTAGAAAGAAAATGAGCCAATTCCAATGATGCGCGTGGTCTTTCCATTGTCGTTTAAAATACAATATAAAGCCTATCATAACATTTAAAATTAGTATAAAATAACTTAACGATACCATATTGTGTAAATTAGATGTTAATACTAGGGATTGTTCGCTTACAGAATTATTTTCCACTTGTTTTTTGTGAAGTTTCCTACCTAATATTGTTTTATTTATAATCAGTTTATCTTTTATTTCCATATAGTCGACACCAACGCCTGTTAATTCAATGCGATAAATAATATAAATACCGATAGCAGACATTAAGATAATTAAAAATGAAAACATAAAAAACATTTCTTGCTTTGTGGATAAAATAAAAAAAATGTAAATAAGACCGGTGTATCCTAAAGAACCAAGAATATATGAATACTTTTCGAAAAAGTAAGAAAAATTAGAAAACTGTTCAACAACGACAATGGATTTTGGAGTGTACCAATTAAGAACAAACGTAAAAATGAAAATGGAAAAAAATACAATAATATGTCTTAAAAATAAATCATTAATTAAAAATCGTTGCAAACCACAATTAAGTAAAACGTTAATATAACTTCCAAACATTACTAAATAAAGAAAAAAAACGCCAAGCACACTTTTTGTTGCAACATCGAGGTCCATATAAATATTTATATATTAAATTTTTAAAATAATATTGAATTGTTTTTAATAATTTAAATCTATTTTAGCGAATAGATTTAAATTATGATACACGTTTTGTTTCAATATCAGCAGAAACAACATATATGGAATTTTCAGTTATAATGATATATTCTGTCTCGACTTTATATATTTTAGAGATGGGACTGGTATATTCATCTGCGCTTTTAACCAGGAGTTTTTCACCATTTTCTCTGATACCAATTAACACATCATTGTCGCAGGAACTAGTCCAGTAATCAAACATTATGGGTTTATCTTCAACAACACTTAATTTTGCACAGTGTTGTAATGTAACACCTTGTGGTAATCTATAATTTGATGAAGTAGATACATTTGATTGATTTTCTTCCATATTATATTAATTATAGTTTTTTTCTTTTTATTTCTTTAAATAGTTATTTATTCAAAGAACAAAGCAAAAAATTTTATGTTTAAAATAATTTTATTAAATATATTTATATTTAAATGAGTGAATCGAAAAAAATGAATTTGATGAATAAAGAGTTATATAAAAATAAAATAACCGATGATGAAACAGTAATATTTGAGTATGTAAAGATATTGCATGAATATTTATCTCATATAACAAAAAATATAAATATAAATAGCATGGTGCACAATAATTTTATAATAAATAGGGGATATGATTTGTTAAAAAATATATTTTTAACTTTAATATTATATACAAAAAATTTAGAATTATCTTGTTTTCATTTGAGAAAAAGTTATTTATATTATACCGAATTTATAGGACAGATAGGAGAAGACAGTAATTCTTATTTGCAATTGAATTCGAAGGATGCTTGTTTGTTTGTTTATAAAAAAACAATTTATAATATAAATGAGGAATTTAAGAAGAATTTTAAGGATAATGATGAAGAAATAACTAATATGGTGAATAATAAAATAAATTTTATTACAAAAATTGAAAAATATATAGTAGAAAAAAAATTATTTTCTGGAAAAAAAATGCCAGAAAACATAAAAGATATAAGAATTTACATAGTAAAAATTTTGAATGAAATAAATAAAATAAAAATAGAAAATATTGAAAATATTGAAATATTTTTAAATTTTTTTATATTTTCAAATTTTACGATTGATAAAAAATTTTCTATATTATATTTATTTTTAAAAAGAATAAATAAAGATAAAACAGATAAAACAGATAAAACAGATAAAACAGATAAAACAGATAAAACAGATAAAACAGATAAAACAGATAAAACAAAAGATAAAATAGATAAAAAAACAATAATTTCATTACCTTTATATTATGAAAATTATGCAGAATTATCACCTTTAAAATTCATAAATAAATTTTTTAAATAATATTATATTACGAATTAAAATAATTAATTGGTAAATTTAATGATACGTTTTCTATACTTTTTTTTCTTTTTTTTTTTAGTATCTATTTTTTTTGTGATAGTATCATTAAACAATTCTTTTTTTAAAATATTTACTATATATTTGTAAATAATATGGATGATATCTTCATCGCAATTTCCGACAATTAAAATACTTCCAGTGCGAAAAATCATGAAAGAAATAATTTTACATTTATTTAATTTTTTATTTTTTTTATTTAAATTACATTTTTTTTCACATTTACAAACACCATTGTTTTCAATGTTATCTTTATTATAATAAAATTTACATTGAATGCCAGGATATGAACATGGGTCAAATAAACTATGAATATTATACTTGAATTTCAATATGTTATATAAATTACTTCGATTAATAAAGAAATTGCAAGAAAAGTTTGAATTAATGAGAACGGTTTCAACTTTATTTTTCAAATATTTATATTTTTTTCCGGAAACATTTTCTATAGTATCTAATAAAATTTTTATGGCAATATTCAAAGTTTCGATATTTTGAATACCCGGTATTTCTAATTTTCCGGTATTGAATAGCTTCACATTTATTTCTTTAAATTTGTTCTTATATTTAATTCTTATAATTACAGCAAAGCAATTATAAAAAGCACTTTTCTTTTTCTTTCGAAAATTTATTAAATCTTTTTTGGAAATACCGCATATTATTTTTCTAATATCTTTAAATTTTTTTACATTTCCAGTTAATGTATTTATTTGATTAATTATATCATAAGAAACATTTTTCTCTTTTTTAATATTTTCTTCTAATTTAATAACATCATCCTCTGTTTGAGAATTAATTTTAATTATTTTTTTTATAATTCCTGTTTTCGCTTCTTTATAATCTATTATTGGCATTTTCCAAAAAATGTTTTCCAAGTCAACCACATCATCAAGAAACCCAATCTTTGTTTGTGTTGATATATAAATGTCACTAAATATGGGTTTAAAATTCTTATTTGGAAAAATATTATCATTGTTAAAATCCGTTTCATCCCCGTTTATCATAAAATCGTCCCATTCGGCATCTAAAGCCATTTCTTTTAAGTTTAAAATAATTATACTATTTATTTTAAGTTAATTTAAAAAATCAATTTTAATAATGGAATTTTTGATAATTATTTAGGAATTATTTACCAAAAATGTAGATAAAAAATATATAAAAAATTTTATCTAATAGATATTTAATGGAAGAGGAAAATCCTTTTAATAAAAAAAAATTTAGTAAAGACAGAATGGTTAAAAAAGTGAAGAGACGAATAGAAAATACGGAATTAAATAATATAATTCAAGAATATTCATTAAAACAAAGTAACTTTGACCCGAATAAACAATCACCGAATGTATTTATAAAAAAATTAGAAATAAGAATGAAAATGTATTATAAAGATTTATATAAATCGTATAATTGATTAACAAACAAATTTAAAATGTATTTTTCGGTAATGTTTATATTATGTTGTATAATTTCAAAAAATGTTAAACATTTTTTGTTTAAAAAAATACTTTTATTTAAAATATGATATGAGATAAATTTGGATATAAATCTTTTTGTAGAAATATTATTTTTATTACAATATTTTTGGATGTATTTTATTATTTTTTTTTTATCATAATCTTTATTATTAAACAATGCTGAAAATGTATCCCAATCTTTATTTATTATTATATTATTTATTTTAATGTTATCATGATTAGTTTGAATATAATTAATCATGCTTCTAATATCAGAGTTAAATTTAATTTGTATATTTATTAATTGTTTATTATTAATATTAAGTTTTTCATAATTTACAATTTTTTTTAAAAAGTTATTAATGTTTTTTTTAGGTAAATTGCAAAAAGATAATTTAATAAATTCGTTTTGTAATGATTTATCAATTTTACTAATATAATTACATATAAGACAAAATCTAATATTACTTGAGTATTGTTGTATTAAATATCTTAAAGCTTGTTGAGCATTTTTTGTCATATAATCAACTTCATCTAAAATTACAAATTTTAGTCCATTTCCAAAAAGTGAGTTAGTGTTTACAAATTGGTTTATTTGATTTCTAATGATGTCAATACCTCTGTCATCGGAAGCATTGAGATGTATCTTGAAACCTTTAAGATTATTATTATATAAATTATGATATTTTTTTATTAAGTTGATGATGGTGGTTGTTTTGCCTGTCCCCGGTGGTCCATAAAATAATAAATTGGGGAAATGTTTAATATTAATGATATTTTCCAGTAACCGTTTATTATTTTCTGTTAATACAATTTCTGTAAAATCTTTTGGTCTATATTTTTCAATCCAGGGTTTACAATCCATATATTTAAATATAACAACAATATTTAAATATTAAAATTTAGTATAATTAAATGGCCTATCATTTGGAAACTGGATATTTGAAAATTATTTTGGGTAGTATGTTTGCAGGAAAAACTACAGAAATAATTAAAGAATATAATAAACATATATCGTGTGGGTTTAAATGTTGTATAATTAATCATTCAATTGATAATAGATACGGAACAGATAATACGACGATGGCGACACATAATAATAAAGTTGTGGAATGTAAAAGTTGTATAACTTTAAGTGAAATTTTTGGAGATAATTATGGAAATAAGATTGTGGATGATTATGATGTTTTTTTTATAAATGAGGGACAATTTTTTGAAGATTTATATGTATGCGTAGATACAATTGTAAATAAAAAAATAAAGAAAGTATATGTTTGTGGTTTAGACGGTGATTATAAAAGAAAAAAATTTGGAAGTATTTTAGATATTATCCCATTATGCAATGACATTGTCAAATTAAAAGGTATTTGTAAAGAATGTTTTTTTAAAGAATCAATATTTACACATAGAGTTACAAATGAAAAAACACAGACTTTGATATCATGTGACAAGTATATTTCTCTTTGTAGAAAATGTTATAATAAACAAAATCTTTAAAGATATTCTAAAAGTATTTAAAATAATTAAGTAATTGATATAAATACTATGCCACCAAAAAAACGCGGAAGAAAGCCAAAAAATAAAAAAGAAGAAAAGAAAGGACCGCCAAAAAAACGCGGGAGAAAGCCAAAAGGGGGAAAGATAATAAAAGTTAATGAAACGAAGAAACCTGTTACAGAATATAAACCAAATATTATTTTACATTTAAAAACTTCAAATAATAATAATAATAATAATATTACATCTATTGAATATAATCCTGAAATTAAAGAACCTGAAGCATTTAATGTAAATCATAATAAAATTAATATTTTGCAATATGAAGAAATAATAAAAAAGAATGACAATAAAAAAAATATTATAATTGAGAATAAAGAAAAAATACCAATAAAAAATAAAAGTAAGGAACTGTGGAATAAGTTGAATAATTTAAAACAAAATTTCAAATTAGATAATATATCAGATAAGTCGTGTGATTGTTTTTGGTGTACTTGTTATTTTGATAATCCAACCATATATATACCAAAAAACATCGTTGAAGATACGGTGGAAGTTTATGGTTGTTTTTGTAGCCCCGAATGTGCTTTGTCTTATTTAAAAAATGAAAATATTGATACCTCAACATTATGGAATCGTTATTCATTATTAAATAATATTTATGGTAAAATTTATAATTATGAAAAAAACATTAAACCTGCACCAAGTCCATATTATACGTTAGATAAATATATGGGAAGTTTGACAATACAAGAATATAGAAAATTATTAACAAATGATAGATTAATTATGGTTGTTGATAAACCTTTATCTAAAATAATGCCTGAAATATATGAAGAAAACAATGAAGAACCTAATATTATGAATAATTTATTAGACAATAAAAAAAAGAAAAGTAATAAATATAAATTAAAAAGTAAAGAAATTTTTAAAACTAAAACAGATATTTTAAATAATAGCTTTAATGTTTTTTAAACTGTATTAATAATACAATTTAAATTGCAACTTAAATATCAATGCAACTTAAATTGCAACTTAAATTGCAACTTAAATATCAATATTAATTTTATTATCATCGATATTTTGTTCGGTGTTTTGTTCGGCGTTTTGTTCGGTGTTTTGTTCGGTGTTTTGTTCGGCATTTTGTTCGGCGTTTTGTTCGGCGTTTTGTTCATTTTTAAGACTATTTAAATATAATAATTTGTTTATTTCATATTCATTGTTTTTTTCTTTTATATAATTCGAGCATTGTTTATCTTTAAATTTTCTAATTTCACCTATAATTTTTTGGTTTAGTGAGACTTTTTTTTCTTTTTTCTTTTTTTCAAATTCAGGATTTAAATATTCTTTTATTACTTTAATAAAATTATTATCCCATTTTTTCAACTTATCTGTAGCCTGTTCTTCACTATAATTTGTTTGAGACATAACTAAATTTAAACATGCTTTGAATTGTTCATAATTATTACTCATATATTTTGAATAAATATTTAAAAAAAGAATATTAAACGGAATATTAATTATTAAATATACATGTCTAAAGAATCAGCTGTTAACAATATAATTAGTGAAATAAACGATGTTTTAAAGAAACATCTTGTTTCAATTATTGAAAAAAATAAAAATGATAAAGACGGTTTTGAAAATTTTATTAAAAATTTACCATTTATAAAAAATATTATTGAAGAAAATAAACTTTTAAAACAAGAAAATGAGATGCACAAAAAACAAGTTGTTTTTTTAAACAATAATTTAGCATCGCTTTCAAAAAAATATACAGAATTATTTTTTAAAAATAATAAATTAATCGCATCTGTGCATATTAAAAATGTTGAAAAAACAGAAAATAATGATAAGAGCAATATTGAGTTAATTGTCGATGATACAAAAAGCGAAAGAACAGATATCGACGAAAATGATATTATAAAGGAGGTTGAAGAAAATTTAGAGAAAAAAAGGAATCAAATGGAAAAAACGTCGGTGTATTTGAATAATTATGAACTGGATGAAGAAAAAACATTTTCAGCTGAAGAAATGAAAGAAGATATTGAAGTAAAAAAAATTTTAATTACTGATGATTTAGATGATGGTGATTTAGATGATTGTGTTGATTTTCATAAAAGTATTCTACTTGCTCAAAAAGCGGGTGATTATGCAACAATTGATACGGCCAGTGACGAGGGAGTTGTGGAAGATGATGAAGATGAGGAAGATGATGAAGATGAGGAAGTTGTGGAAGAAGAGGAAGAAGAAGATGAAAAAGATGATGTGGAAGAAGAAGAGGAAGAAGAAGATGAAAAAGATGATGAGGAAGAGGAGGAAGAGGATGAGGAAGTCGAAGAGGAGGATGAGGAAGAAGTTGTGGAAATTGATTTTGAAGGTTCAAAATATTATGGTAATGAAGAAGCAGTTGGAAAAATATATGAATATTTGGAAGATGGTGATATAGGGGATGAGGTTGGTCATTATGTTAATGGTCTTCCAATAATTTTTTAAAAAATGTTATTAATATATAAATATGTTAGTTAATACAATTTGCACACCAGCACTAATTTATTTAATATTTTCAGTAGCGCATGTTTTAATAGATACTTTTAAAGGATTATATAACACAGCATTAATAAAAATATTGTTAACAATATTTTTTACATTTATTTTAAATTATTTATGTCAGGCAGGTTTAGGGATTTTATCATGGTTAATTATTTTTGTGCCATTTATTTTAATGACAGTAATAGTAACAATGTTATTATTTACATTTAATTTAGATCCAAAAACAGGCAAAATAAGAAAAGATACTGGTCGCAAAGGCAATAATCGTGATATTGTTTTATATCATGACCATGGTGGAGGAGAAAATCGTCATTTGAAACATGGTATTGGTATTAGAGATGAACATGAAACGGCTGGTTCCATAGAAGAGAAAAGAAATTATAGATTTAAATTAGATTCCGAATATACAGCTGGTCCAGAAATGAGACATATTAGAGACCAAAGATTAATAAATTATTAAATTTATTTTTATTATTTAAAAATAAATTTATTATTAAATAATTTAAAAATAAATTTATTATTAAATAATTTAAAACTTATTTTTGTAGAGTATATATAAAATGATTTATGATTTATTATATAATGGTATATTATTATCAACAGTATATTTTGGATTTGATTTACTGAATAAATATAAAAACGAAGAAATAAAAACGAAAGAAGATATTAAATATTACTTTGCTTTAAAGGGTATAAAAGTTTTAAATTTTTATAACTGCGCTACAAGAAATGTAAGAGGATTAATAAATAATTGCAAAGATGATGAAGGCGAGGAAGAGGATGTTTATAAAATAGTATTATTACGAAAAGACGGATTTGTTTCAAAATTTTTATTATATTTTGAATGTGAAAGTGATTTTTATATTACAGATTATGAAGATTTAATGGAATGTTTGGAAAACGAAGAAAGTAAATATATATATATATCAAAAAACAAAGATGATGAACAATTTTTACAAGTAAATCCAGATGAATTAAAGGAAGATGACACTATTTTACAATTAAAAGAAAAATTAGAGAACATTGAAAATAAAAAATTATTTTTAAACGTTCAAATGATTGTCGATGAAAAAGAATATGATTTAAATAATTTTGTAAGAAAATACTGTGTTACCGGTAATAATATTTTAAGTATTGATTTTTTAAAGCATATTTTGCAAGATAATTTAGAAATAGAATTGGAAACGGAAGATTATAAAATTAATATTATTGATAAAAACATTGTAATGTTTGATATAAATAAGAATAACTCAATTAGTATTACAGAGGAAGGATATAAAATCTTATCATAATTATGAAATATTAAAAAAAACTAATTAAAGAAAATTATATTAGTAATAATTATAATGGAAGGTTCCCGAATGGAAAGTTTCCCAGTAAAATGCTCTGAAAATAAACATAAACTATCTGATAAATGGGTTTTATGGGCGCATTTACCACATAATACAGATTGGTCTTTAAAAAGTTATATAAAAATTACTGAAGTGGATACGGTTGAAAAAGTTATCGCCATAGTCAATAGTTTACCGGATCAATTGATACAAAACTGTATGTTATTTTTTATGAGAAAGGGAATTTTACCAATGTGGGAAGATCCAAAAAATTGTGAAGGAGGATGTTTTTCTTTTAAAATTACAAATAAATCTATACCAAAAGTATGGAAAAACGTTTCTTATATGCTAACAGGTGAGTCGTTAACAAATAACAAGAATTTATTAAAAACATTAAATGGAATCACAGTTTCACCAAAAAAATCATTTTGCATAATGAAAATATGGACATCGACGTTAAAATTTCAAAATGTGAAAGAATTAAACGAAATAGAAGATGTTTCTTTTCAGGGTTGTTTGTTTAAGAAACATAAACCAGATTATTGATAATTTATAAAAAAGTGAAAGATTTATTATTTTTACAAGAGGTTGTTCCCAAAAAAAATTTTATAAAACTAAATTTTTTTTTATATTCGATTTTCTTTTCAATGCCGTATAATATAATACCAAATAAAGATATTAAAATTATGAAAATTGTTAATAATTTTTGAATGATATTTATTTTATTTATTAATATTGAATCATACTTATTTTTTTTAAATAATGATAAAATAAAAATAATAGATATTAAAGAAATAATTAATAACCATAATTTGTAATGAGTTTTTGCAATAAAAATAAAGAACATATAACATAAAAACGCAATAAAAGGTAAATATAAGATATTAAACATTTTTTGGATATTTGGGATAGTTAAAAGAACTAAAAAAAACATAGTTAGATAACCAAAAAAATGTTTCACAATAATATTATTTGTCATGATTTTTTGAATTTTGCATGGTAATAATTCACCAATGTAATTACCTGAAATTACCAAAACAAATATAAAAAAAACAACTAATATTTGTGTTAAATTTTCTATTTGCGCTAAATTCTTTATTTGCGCTAAATTCTCTCCTGGATTTGTATTCATATATATTATATGATTTTAAAAAAAATAATAAATATAATTTTAGCTTTATTATTTTTAGTATTGGGTTTTAAAAACTTATTAAAACCTTATAATTACTTAATTATGATTTTTGGAATATCGTTAATAATTTATAATTTAAAAATAGTATTTTATGAGGAAGATTTTTTAAATATAAATATACTATTATTTGGTCCATTGCTGATTATATTAGGGCTTACAAAAAATGAAAATCTAAAACATTTATCATTTATAGTTGGTATTTCCATTATTTTATTTTATATAAAAGAAAAATATAACTTGGAATTATTTAATAAATTTTAACTTGGTGTTATTTAATTTTAACTTGGTAAAGGAGCGAGGCATAATTTAATTTCACCCAAACTAGCAACAGCATATTTTACAATTAATGGTAAATCATTTTCAAGATACATTTCGATGGAATTGCAGAGATTTGTGCATTTAATGAAATAACCAAGATTTTTTAATGAAAATTCCCCTTGTATAATAGTATTGCAGTCTTGTTTTTGAATAAATTCAGTATGTCCGTCCATTTCTGTGCGACTCAACTCGCAATTTGCAAAAGGACCCTGACAACGAAATATTAGTTCATTACCAACAGATTTTATTTCTAACCTACCTGATATATTTGATAAATCGCGGATTATTTTTTGAAAATCACTAGAAGGTAAATTAATAACAGACGAAAATTGAACACTTGGTAATTCAAGTTCTTCTTCATCGGGTTCGATTAATTTTAATTTTTGATTTTTTGATTGTTGTATTTCACCATTTTCAAATTTTAAACCAAGATAATTAACAATGCCATCGGAATATTCACTTTCTTCAATATATATAGTTAATGTATCATCATTATCAATAGAATTTATTAATTTAAATAAATGAAACATATTAACACCTATTACAATCTTGGGATATTTACAAAAATAATATTCAAACTTTTCTGCATCTAAAAATAAATGAGCTAAAATAGTATGAGATTTATCCATATTTATAATACGCATGCCATCTTTTTGAAAAGTTATATTTGTTTCCAATAATATATCCTTTAATGCTGTCATTAATGTTCTAAACGGTGCAATTTGAACTGTTTTTATTTCTAATACATATTTGGGTTTATTATTCGACATATATATTTTTTTTGGTTTTAATCTTTAAATACTTATGAATATTTTAACTTAAAATTAAAAAAATAGAAAAAAATAATGGATAAGTCGGTAAATAAAGTAATAGAATTGTATAAAAAATATAAAAATAATGATTTCGTTGTAGATAAGTTAAATGAGGCAATTTGTAATAAGTTGCCGATAGAGACAATTTGTTGGTGTAAACAAGATGAAAATAAAAATACAACAACAAAGGATAAATTTATATGTGATTTTATGAAGGGAAAAATACAATATTATTATATTGCAAAAACAGATTCATATATACAATATGATGGTAAAAATTATTTACAAATAGATGAAGATGAATTGTTGTATAAAATTCTCTCCAAAATTACAAAAAAAAAGAGTTTATTAAATGATAAACAAGAAATAAAAGATATTATTATTAATAAAATAAAGAATACTCAAATAAAAGAAGGGATACCAGAATCACAAACAATACAATATATTATTAAGCTGTTTTATCCTATTTTATTTAAAACGAAAGAAGAAGTAAAATATTTTTTAACGATTTTGGGAGACAATATATTAAATAAAAATTACGAAATGAAACATATTATTTGTAATAATTCAAAAATATTTTTAAATCATATTTTATTTTGCTATAAAGATTATTTTAATTCCAGTAATATTATTTCTTCTTTCAAATTAAAAAAAATTTTAAACAATGAATCTTATAAAAATTTTAGATTAATTGAATTTACAGATAGTATAAACAGCACAGCATATTGGAAATTTTTTGTGAGTCAACATATTTTAAATATTGTTTCTGTCGCAATACATTATTCGCAAAGATACGATAATTCTGAAACATTTTTAAAAGAAAAAGTTGATTGTGATGTTAATAATATATTATTCTTTGAAAAAAATAACCAAGATGACATAGTAAACATGTTTTGTAATAATTATTTATCTGACATTTCAGGCAACAAATTAAAAGAATATGAAATTAATTATCTATGGAAAAAATTTATAGAAAATAAAAATATACCTGAATTGTTTGATGACCATTTCTTACAAAAAAAACTTAAAAAACTATGTAAAAATGGAAAAATAGAAATGGTAACAGATTCAATAATAAATAAAACACATGAAAACATCCATATATTCCGCAGATTTTTGGAATTTTGGAATGAAAAAATTGTTTTAGACATTAACGATGAAATAGAAA